CTTACAGCGGCTATCAACGGATCAAAACCTGATCCGCATAGAACCGGTCTGGGCTAAACCACGAGTTAGTAAAACAACTAAGGAACCCAACATGACTGTTGGCATCACTTCCCCAGTTACGGGCAGCGCCCAAACTGGCATGACGTCTCCGACCTTCACCTTCACCGAAGACCGAGTGATCGGGAGCCAACCGGCTCGCCGCTATCTCGTGTCCGCACGTGGAGGTACGGGGCTGAATAACGTCACGACTGACGTGCACGCAGTGTCGCGTCCCTTCTCAGTCACGATCGCTCGTCCGGCTAGTTTCAAACCGGCACCTGTGATCAATGCTGCGAGTGGGATTGCGCTCCGCGCGACCGGCAAGAACGAGTACAAATTCACCGTCGCCAAAGGCGTCACAGCGGCCTCCGGTCTTACCGAGGTCTCTTTTTTCGATGGAAACATCCGCATTCCTGCGGGCGCTGACATCAATGACGTCGCTGGCGTAAAATCACTGCTGTCCGCAGCAATCGGGGTTCTTACCTCGATCGCTAGTGGCCTCGGTGACACCGTCATTGACGGTAACCTCGGTGCGTAAGCATGAGTCCGTGACCGGCTTGGTCGCGGTTATCCTCGTTCTACTGGGAGCAATAGTATGCGTGCTACAAATACTGAATCCGACGTCAGTCGGTCCAAGAAGCTCTTTAATGCAATCCGCACCGATCTCGGTGTGTCAGCCCCCACCTGGGGGCCCGACCTCAACCCAAGGGACGTCGCAGTCTACCGATTGGTAGCTGAATGTGTCCGCAAGTTCGAGGGCCGATCAGGCGTCTCACGTGAGGCCCAAACGTTAGCGTTGGATAAATTCTTCAGCGCTAATAATTATGTTCGGGATCACGATGTAGTTGCCTCGATCGAGACTCCGCTGGATGAATATCTTATTGGCGAGTTCAAATCCGCCCTTCATGACGTTCTCTCCAGAGCCCTAGATACTGGGCTTATCGACGATAGCCCTGCCAGACATTACTTAGAAGGAGCCCCCGGCCCCAAGGCGTCTCTTGACGCCTCGGCTAAGGACTTCTATCACAAGATGTTTGGCTCGGCAGTTAGTCGAACGGAACGGCTTGGTCCCACTTGGGACCTCGTGACTGGCTCTGACAACCTGTCGGAGCCCCTCGCCAACGCATTTTTCGTCGCTTCACAGCGACATGGCGTTAGCGTGCGGGATTGTAGTGTTATTTCAATCGTACCAAAAACCTACGATCGTGGACGCGTGATCGCCACCGAACCCTCCGCTAATATGTGGATGCAAAAAGGCCTTTCTGAAGGCATTGAACGCATCCTCATAGCGGAATTCGGTATTGATCTTGCCAATCAACAGGCAAAAAACCGCGTTCTTGCACAGATAGGGTCAACTGGGACCCTGTCCACTCTCGATTTAGAGAGTGCCTCCGACCTTGCCCATCCTTGGGTTCTCCAGCAGACGCCGTCTTGGTTTAGAGACGCTGTCGTAAGATACCGCTGCCCCGCCGTTGAGGTGGAGGAGAAAGGTATTGGTCGTTACTGTGCTAAGCTAAATATGGTCAGTACCATGGGGAACGGTTTTACGTTCTCCTATATGACGCTGATCATGTGCTGCATCGTTCGAGCTGTCGCCCGATTATCGGGTCACAAACTGGTTGGGTGGTCGAATTCGCATCGAAGCGCAAGTGTTCTTGCTTCGGCTGCGGACGGGCTACCTGCTTTTCCAGGTAACTGGGGGGTCTTCGGCGATGATATTATCGTTGATGAGTCGATCGCGCCACGCGTGATGCGACTACTACACCTCCTTGGTTATAAGGTTAATGACAGCAAGTCCTTCGTTGGGGGATGGTTCAAAGAGTCTTGCGGAGGTGACTACTTCCGCGGGGTTGATGTCCGACCCGTGTTTATTAAGCAATTAGACACGGTTCAGGCGCTCTTTGTTGCTACCAACGGCCTTGTTGACTGGGCTGCACGCCATCGTTTTATCCTCCACAGGACTTTTCGTCTGTTGAGGAAATGGCTCCTCCGATACTGCACCATAGAGGGCAGGTCGGACAGACCTCGTTGGGACGATCGCAAAGCACTTATTTATGTGCCTCTTGACGAGAACCCTGATGCTGGTCTGCGCATCCCCAGCGCTCACCTACCGGATGGCTACCGGCAGAGTGATGGGACATGGAGGTATTCCGGGTATCGGCCTAAGCTGACACTCGTTCCTCCAGGCTACTTCCATAGGCATTTCCACGTGAACGTGGCCGGCTTAATGCAGGCTGCGGTCGCGGGGAGGCTCACACCGGGTGGTATGGTTGCCGTCTCACAAGACGGAGTACCTCCACGATACTGGTATGATCGCTCTCTCCTAACTCCTTGTTGGGATAGAGTGCCTGGGGCTAGTCGCAATAGCGACTACATCAGATGGCTAGCCACCATCTGGGCGGTCG